CTGCTCCAAAAATCACCCCTATACCCTGGTTCAACAAACACAGTGACACAAGCAAAAAGCAAACAGCATTGCAAGAAAACGAAAGCACTAATTATGTGATTGGTGTTATGAGTGATCAACTAAATTATGACGACCTACCGTCACTATAATATATAATAAACATAAGGAGAATAATATGAAAGCCATAGTATGGAGCAAACCTGATTGCCCGCATTGCGTGACGGCAAAAAAGTTACTAGAAACTAAGGGATATGAAGTAGAAGAACGAAAGATTGGATTTGGTTGGAACAGAGAACAATTATTTGAGGCTGTACCAAACGCACGATCTGTACCTCAAATATTTTTAGACGGCCAATATATCGGCGGAAATAGTGAATTGAAGAAATACTTTAACGAGGCAAAATAAAATGGAATTAAAAGTTGATGAGATTTACACATTTAAATTAAACAGCGGTGAAGAACTTATTGCTAAAGTAATAGAAGTAAAAGATACACATCTTGTGATAACTGAACCAGTTAGTATTGGTCCTAGCCCACAAGGCGGTCTTGGATTAGTCCCTAGTTTGTTTACCTATAATAACCGAGAAAAAGTCAGACTAAATACTAATAGCCTAGCATTAGTAGCCGAAACTGACGATAATGTAAAGACAAAATACATTGAAGCAACTACAGGACTACAAGTGCCCGGCAAAAAAGTATTGCTAGGGTAAAAAATGTCTGGAAAAAAACTTAGTAGAAAGGGTGATAAAAATACTACAGGTGGGGTACTAACTCAGGGCTCCAAAACAGTTTATTGTAATAATAAACCAGTAGCCACACATCCAAATAAGATATCACCGCACAATCCCAGCAGCCCAAGTATCCATAAAAATGCTGTGACATCTGACGGAAGTCCTACAGTGTTTGCAGATAACAAACCCGTAGTCAGAGTTGATAGTAAAAATAATTGCGGCCATAAAATAGTTCAAGGAAGCGACAACGTTTTCGTACCATAATATGTCAGACACAGGTATACAAAGTCCATTAGGAGTTAATGTTGTAGGTTCGTTGATACTTAATCAAGGATTAAGTATAAACCCCGTCGCCCAACGTTTGATTGGTTCTAGCAAAACAAATAGCGAATATACACCTGGATCAATTGTCAATGATACTTGTTTATCTTGGGTAACACAAGCAGTTCAAGCTGCATATTATTCAAATGGTTTTACAGAAGATGGATTAAACCCTACTGAAATAGTAGGTGATCTTGTGGGCATAACAAATTATTTAGGTATATTAACTGTTAAAAAAGTTAATAGGGGTGGGATTATTCCTAGAAACTATTTTGTAGTAGATGATATGCCTGTTATATTACCTAGCGATCAAATGACAGGATTTGGTGCTAGATTTGAAATTACAGAATTAGGCGAAACAAATTGGGCTTTGCAGGATGTAATGGGGCAACCACCATTTAATGATGATTTTATAAAAAATGCTCAATATGTAATCGTCTCAAATCCTCAATCTAGTCCTGGTGTTTATCAAACAGATTTTACGGTTGTAGGTGCACCATCAAACGATGAAGGTACAGTTTTCGTCTACAACTATGTCGGCACATATGCTCCTCCTTTACCAGGATATACGCAAGGACAAGTTCAAAAATTAGGATATAGTGTTGGGACACAGATTATATCTAATGGTAGCGGGCTAAGTTATGTTATGAACGGTAAAGGCAAGGCATTAACGTTACAATTTTTTATTGGCAATTTAATTTCAGGTGATGGTAATACTCCGGGCAGTCAATGGCAAGTATATTTTCTTGATCCTGGATCAGGTAAAGCAGGTAGATGGTGTTTAAATTATACGCCTGATGTTGCTGAATATATGAATTTTACAGATCATACATTTAGATTCTATACTAACAATATAACTTATTATAATTCTAATGTTCAAAAATCTACCTACGATAATTTGTTAGCAATGGGTCAAAGCAGAATACCTGCATTATCCAATAGTTTGCCGCCAACATATCTTGTTAATGACCCAAGCAATGTATGGCAAGGTCAAGCCACAAGCGGTTATGCTATTGAAGGTGATGTTGGTCAAGGTCAAGAAGCAACATGGTTCCCTTATGATACTGATAATAATAATTATAGTGTAACTCAATGGGGCTTTCTACGCTGTCTTGCATTACAAGCATGGAACGTATTTAATTGGCAAGGATCAAGCCCGCTCAATGAAGAACCAGAATACAAAAACTATGCTACACAATGGACAACTTTTACTGGATTTTTAGAACAATCAAATTCAGCAATTCTTGCAATAAGAAACAGTATAAACTTTTTAGATGGCGTTTATAGTAATATGAATGATCTTATAAGCGCAGACATTACAGGTGTAAGTTTATCTACTCAGGCATTTGGTCAAGACCTGATAAATTTAGGTAAGGCATTAGATTTAAGTCAAATAAGTACTTTTGGTAAACCAAGCGGCTTGTTAAAAACTTTAGTAACTGAAAATGCATTAACTCAGGCTGTAACGTTAGCATTGCGATCAGCAGGGTTAACTCAACAAGAAATAACCGACATTTCTCAAAATTTAATAACAGCAAATCAAAAACAAGAATTAAAAATTTATTCTGCCTTTTTAGCAATAGGAACTACAGATTTATTACCGATACTTAAAATTCTACAATGCAAAACAAAAAAACTAATTAGGTTGTCTGATTTACTTGATGTGCAAAAAATGTTTCCTATAAGTTATACCAGTTTGACAGTACCTATATATAATACTTCTCCGGGACCTACAAATAGTAAAACATATTATTTGTTATACGTTGATAGAGAATTAAACCCGCAATTACTAATTCCTAGAGTGAAAGAAATTATAGGTACAATAGTGCCTCCTGAAGAACCTCCATATGTAGAGCCTGTACCGATTGTACCGATAATTGAAACTGCTAAAGTGATAATCGCGCCTGCAGTGCCTACAATAGAAACACCGCCGGCACAAATAATAGATTTAATACCTACTCCGCAACCTATGCCATATATTCCTGCACCCGATCCTATTCCGCAACCTTATTTGCCTGTAACAGATCCAGTTCCTCCCCCACCACCAGAAGTTATACCTCAAATAATTCAACCGGCACCTCCAGTAAATCCTCCTCCACCTGCTCCACAAAGAAGCGGAGGAGGCGGTGGTTGCGTAGCACTAGAATCATTTATCCCATTGGTAGAAACAGAACAGAAACACAATGGCAGAGAGATAACAAAGGCATGGATGTTAGAAAGTGGTATGAAGATTAGTTTAGGTACCGAAGAGTTGAGTATTGTAGATGGACAAGTAGTCAAGACACTAAACGATTACCAGCCTTGTGTACGTATTAGTACAAGCGATGGCATAACACTTGTATGCAGTACAACTGCTCCTATATTGACAAAAGACAAAGGGTTTATTCCAGCAACAGAAGTGTATGGTAAACGTGTAGCAGTTATGCGTAACGGCGTTACATGGTATGATGAAGTTGTTGGATTAGAAGATGTTGGTATGAAGTTTGTGCGTGTAATTGACGCAGGTAATAATAGTTTTTGGGCAGGCGAACGTCCAGGTTCATTTATACTACACCATAACGTACCAATTCAAGATAAACTAAATTACGATAAGAAATAATTATGGCAAACGAATTTAATTTTCAACTACCGCCTGAAGGATTTGATAGTTATCTTGTGGGAGTCTTGCCAGAAAATATCGGCGTGGCTGCTGGGGCCTTTGCTGTTAGTATGCAGCAAATTAAAAATATTGAAAATATTAATCAGCAAAGTTTTGCTAAAACTGTTTACAGTATTGAAACTAATAACGGTTTACCTCAAATTAATGGAACCAACGTACCTACTGATACTTTTATTGCCGACGCTGCTCTTACAAAAGTAGCATTAGGTAGTGGAATTTATGGAACTTATACACATAGCGATTTTGTAGGTTCAATGACTGCCTTACCGTATCCCTTACAGGATATTTATAATGGCATTAAGGAGTTACAAACTGAAACACTTATAAACATTTATAAGGAAATTTGGAAACTTTGTACCTACAGTAGAGCAATAGTTAATATTACTTTTAGTAAATTTGATGAATTTCAAAATCCACTTCCTGCCGAAGAGTTTAGAATTACAGGAGTTAATATTTTATATCCAGGTGGAGGATATGATCCAGATAATCCGCCTCTTATAAAACAAGAACAAACACAACCAACAGTAGCAATAGGCACAACTACTGTGGGTAATGATCCAAATGATCCTGCTACTTATAAAAGAATTACAAGCGTATCATTAGATCCTTTTTATCAAAATAAAATTATTACAGGCGCCTTGATACCTAGAATTGAGCCAGACCCGCCAGATGATGAGTTTGGACCTATAACTGATTTTTGGTTTGAGCGTAATGAGAGAATAAACGAATTAATTATTGAAGCCGATGCTGAAATACAAAATATTTTAACTAGCAGTCCAGAGAATTTTAATAAAGCAAAATTATTAAACGCCAACTGGAATCAATTAGGTACAGCACTTAAAATTGAGCAAAGAGCAAGATATACAGCGATACCCCCTGTACCGATTCCAAGAGATCCATGGTTAGCGTTGTATCCTACAGCACTTTATAATTTCGTTGATAGTATTCCTGATTATGCAGCGAATACGATGCCGCATGGTCCTGCACAATCTTTAGAAATGATGAGTGATTACTGTACTACCGGCGGTCAAAGTTTAGTCGGTATGATGCGTCAAGAACGAAATCAACAAAGATTAGATTCAATTGGTATTCCATTAGATAATAATATTCCTAACACACTTTCTGAAGAAGATCAAAGACAAATTTTAGCAAATGGCACCAAGTGCGGAGCAACAATTGAAGGTGGTGTAAATGCAGAAAACGGGCTTTCATTTGTAATGCCTGCTTTTCCGAAAACTGAAAATTGCTCTAATGAAACTTTACAACCAGAAAAAACAACCTTATACGATAATACAGAAACAGCGTTAAGAAAATTTGAAAATAGCATACCCGGAACTCTTGCTCCATTATTAATAGATCCGCCTTGTAATGCTATAGCAGGACCAACAATACCTGTAGGTATCTCAACACTGTTAGGAACTGGAATACCAAGTATTACAGAGGATGAGACTGGAAACACAGTGCCTATTTTATTAAACATTGATTATACTTCTGGCACACTATTACCTTCCCAGTATGACGTACCTACAGCAATTGATAATGTGATAGAATGTAACTGCGATTGTTGGATACAATAATACCCAAAATAGTTGTCTAATAAAGCAAGTCCAGTTACACTACATACTTAATGTATTACCTGAAGTTAGCCAACTAACGTAGGAGAAAACAAATGGAAAAATCGTTGAGGGGCATCAATCTACTCATAGGGCTTGTCATAGTTGTGTTACTAACCAACTTTGTCATTCTCAAGAAAGTAGATGATCTGCAAAAACGTGAGATTGATCCAGACTATATGACTGCTACTGAAGTAGAAAAGAGTCTTGATTGTCTTGCCATGAATGTGTATCGTGAAGCAGGTCATGAGCCGTTTGAAGGCAAAGTGGCTGTTGCTCAAGTTACACTAAATCGTGTAAACAGTAACAAGTTCCCGCGCGATGTGTGCGCTGTTGTTTACCAAAAGTCACGATTTACTGAACGGGTGATTTGTCAGTTCAGCTGGTATTGCGATAGCAAACATCGTAACCGTCCAGTTGATGATGAAGCATACGAAGAAAGTTATCGTGTTGCTAAAATGGTATTCTTAGAAGATTTCAGATTGGAGAGCATACGTAATGCATTATATTATCACGCAGACTATGTTGATCCAAACTGGAAGTTAAAGCGTATAGCAAAAATCGGCACTCATATTTTCTACGAGGGATAAAATGAATATTTCTTTCAATGTTGTTACTGATATGGTCAAAGCCTTTGTTACAAAACTTTGGCTTGAGTTTAAGTCAAGTATTCGTCAAGTTAGTATTGATGGCATTGGCTGGACGGGACTAATCGCATTACACGCAGTCACTATCCCTAGTTTGTTTGGACTGATGACTGGTCTTACCGATAATACCCCGCCCATTGACATGGTAATCATTCTCTGGGCAGCAATGGGTTTGTTCTATATCAAGGCTATCCTTGAACGAAATGTAGTAAGTCTTGTAATTATCGGTCTTGGTTTTATAATGCAAAGTATTTTGATGGCATTAGTTTTCTTTAAATAGTATGTGAGCGATAATCCATTCAAAAATAATTCGGCTAAAGGAGTAGAGAGTTTTGATGTAACAGTCGGAAACTCTCTAGTCTCCTTTTTTAACCGTAACGTTAGTAACTATCCTACTGAAGTAGGAGCGCCCAAATTTGATTTAGTTCCTGTAACCAAACAAAAAGATATAATGATTAACGTGGCTAGACTACACGCTAATCAAGAATATAATCGTATCATGGAACTTGTGAATGTACTACAGAAACAAGCACAGGAAATCCAAAGACGTTTACAGTTAACAGATATGGTACATGGTGCTGAATATAAATTTCAATTATATCATAATCAATGCTATTGGTTAGTATGGGATACTAAGCGAGAACGATCAATATTAACACCATTGGGACCTAAAGATTGGCATGCTGATAAACCAGAAGAGTATGAATACTTTTGTAGAGTAAAGTGGTTGGGCGATTATACTTGGATTGAGGTTAATGAAGATGGAACCGACGGAATCCAAACACTTTGATTTAGAATATGAAATGATGAACTGTGTTTGGTTTCGTAATAAAGTACGCGAAAGCGAAACTTACGCACAGAACCTTTACGCAGCCATGTGCAATAATCAGTTTGTAAAGAACGATGTATGGCCTATACTAGAAGATAAGCGTTGGGGTTGTAGTTGGCGATATGCTGGTGGCATTGTTGCTGATTTGCGCGGAGAAGGTGATTATATAGATTGGTATTGTAGCGGTATTGGTGGAGACGACAAAAATTTTGTCAATGAAGGACATGTCACTGACGAAATACGTAGTAATTTATTAAAGTTAGGTTGGCTAGTTATTGAGGATGATAAATAATTTTCATGCTTGATTTAAAAAATAAAGGTACCGGACGTAAACTTATAAAGGCAATCATGAAGCAAACCGGAAAAAAATTGCCATGGTCAAAAGATAATCAATACAAGCAACTAAAATCACAAAAAAACAGTAAAGTAAAAGGTTAATATGATTGAAAGTCCATGTATCGGTATATGCCGACTTAAATCGGGTGTTTGCATTGGTTGCTTTAGAACAGCAAAAGAAGTTACAAAATGGTGGGATGCTACCCTTGATGAGAAAAAAGAGATAGTAGAAAATGCTTACAAACGTAAAAAAGAATTTGAAGAAAACTGATTGTAAAAATTGCATTCCCGACGACACAAAGTCCAATTTCATATACAAAACATTTTTTATCTTTTTACCAGTTTGTATTTTTATTTGGGCAATTTTAGATCAATTTTTCGTATAAATAATTGTTTGGTACAGTCCTGTACCTATATATACAATACTCATTCTATATAGGAGATTAAAATGAAAACAGTCGGAGATAAGTTAGAATCATTTGCTATTACTGGTGTAAAGCCGGGTAAGTTGACCCCAGATGATGCTTTTGAAACGATTACGGAAAAGAGTTTTGAAGGCAAGTGGAAAGTAATTGTTTACTATCCAAAAGATTTCACATTCGTCTGCCCAACTGAGATCGTTGCTTATGACAAACTAAACAAGGATTTCGCTGACCGTGATGCTGTATTACTGATCGGCTCAACAGATAATGAATTCTGTAAGTTGGCTTGGCGTTCAGCACATGAAGATTTAAAGAAAACGAACGGTTGGATGTTTGCTGACACACAGCGACAACACTACACTAGTAACGGAGACTACGTAAACCTAAGTCTTGCGGAACAATTAGGAATTATGTATAATCCTGCAGGTGCAGCACTACGCGCAACATTTATTGTTGACCCTAACAATGAAATTCAGCATGTTACTGTAAACAATTTGAATGTTGGTCGTAGCCCAGAAGAAACATTGCGTGTATTAGACGCTTGCCAGACAGGTGAACTATGCCCATGCAATCGCACTATTGGTGGAGCCACACTATAATGCGTCAGTGGGTAGAAATTATCAAAGATAGTATTCCTGATCACAGTAAAGATATTAAATTAAATCTTGATGCTGTGATTAATCGTAGCCCGTTAAGTGTAGAAGATACTCACGCCTGTGCATTGACTGCCGCATTAGCAGCAGGTAATGGTGAACTTGCGTATGCAATTTCTACTAGTGGTGAACTAGATAATTTTCAAGCCGAAATGGAAGCAGCGAAAACCGCTGCTTCTCTTATGGGTATGAATAATGTTTGGTATCCGTTTGTAGAGATGTGTAATGATCCTGAATTAAAGGGTTTACCAGCAGGATTACGCATGAATGCTTATGCTACTCATGCAGGAGTATCAAAGAAAAAGTTTGAACTTTACGCGCTAGTAGCAAGTGCTATTGGCAAGTGTCACTTTTGTGTAAAGAATCATTATGATGTATTGCGCAAAGAGGGTATGACTGT